ACGACTTTGCAAGCACTCTTTTGCGCCAAAGTGAGTTTTTTCTAAAAATCTTTTGTATCGGATTGCTCAACCTGATAGCCATCCTCTATAAGCCTGCGGATTGTTACATTTAAGGCATCAAGCTCGTCCATCTTCCTGATAGCCCAAGCCCTTTTCTGCCCGTGCCAGCCCATGAGCGAACCCTGATGGCAATCGTGACAAAGGGCGACGGCGGTGTACTGCTGGCCTTGGTTGATGTGATGCGCTGAGCTGGGCGGTGGCGCGTTGCAGACGGAGCAAGGCAGGCTCTTGACCCTTGCTAGGTGTTTGCGCTCAGCCGCTGATAGCTTGTTGTTCATTGCCCCGCTTCCAATTCACAGCCTCCATAAACCTGCTAATCGGGCTGAGGTGCTTCTCATCCAAACAAATCCTAATCCCATACCCAAAGTTATGCTGATTCGCCAATCCACGGAACTTTCCCCGACCAACAAACCCATGAATACGAACCACCGTGGGCGACTGTATCGAACAACTAATCGCCCAGTCAGTCGCAAAGTCTTCAAAGTTGTTGAATATTAAATATCGCGGTGGCGGTGTATTCGCATGGCTAGAGGTTTTCACTTGGATAGTTTGACCATGCAGCTCCATGTCGTTACCACCATCACCACCTACTGTGATTTCCGCACTGACCGTGGTGCCAATAGTTTTGGCAACGGCGATCTCCCCAAGCATCCCAATGTAATGAATACCGAAATCGCTTTGATTCGAAATGCGTCGGTTAGAGACCTGACGATTTTTTACCTGCACTGCTTTGACGCCTTCAATTAACCCAGCGTGATATGCCGCCAACATCAAATCAATCGCCGTTAAATGAATGTCCGTGTATGAAGGCGACATCATATGGTCACCCGGCCCTCGACCCGATTGCTGGCCTCCATCGAGCGCCAAACCTCGACTCTCTGCTGAGCTGCGATCATTTCCCACCGCAACTGCTCTTCAATCTGTACCGCTTCTCTCAAGCCTTCAAGTAGCTTAATGTACTCAGGGTGACTGTACGCTTCCCGCTCTTGAGCATTTACTGCAGACTCTAATGACTGCTTCATCAGAATAGCCTTCAGGCTCTTTCGGTACTCTTCCATGTACACGCGGTCAGCTTTGGCTTTCGCAAACTTCTTCCCGTTGTCTCGAATAAAGTCTACTGCTTTATTAGGGTCGATTTCTCGTTCCATGTTTTACCTTTCGCTGTTTTGTTCACAATGTTTCGCACCTGATCTTTCGTCAGTTTGTATTGCTTCGCTAAAGCACCTATCGACATACCCGCCATCCAGCGCTGGTAAATCTCAGTGTCGTTTGTGTGCATTCTTCACCCCTATCATCATGTCCGCTATTTCAAAACAAGACTCTGCAATAAACCGCCGCTGATGTTCGCTCTCTAAACACTCAGGGTCAATGTTACTCATCAACCCCTGCAGAGCAAACGCAGCAAACGCACATCTCAACTGTTCTTCGGAATCAAATAGGTTCATGCAAATACCCTCCGCGCATATTCAGCAATTAATAACGCTTCCGCTTTCCCGTGATCTTTTTTCAGTAAGAGCGTCGCCTGTGGAAACATCAATCTCGCTTTCACTAACGACTCACCTTTATCTGCTGTCACTTGCATCTCTCGCTTCCAAACCTGTGGAGTAACGTATATAACCCGATCACACAGTAATTCACACACAGCACCAATAGCACCATAGGCACGCATAAACCTGCCCGAACTAGCGATCCCCTGCTTTGGCAACGACCAAACCTGTTCCACGCAGATTGCATAATCATCCCCCGCCACAGTCATGTCTAAGATCAACTGCTTTAATGCTCTCGCATCTATTCGATCACCTACCGCAGCTATGTCATGCGCCCCAACGTATCGACCATCATGATCAACCGCTCCAATGGCACCTGAGCGTAAGCCGGGGTCTATACCGATCCAGATCACTGACGTTGCGCCGGTATGCGGCTCTTAATTGCAGCCACTGCATTCTTTAACGCAGTGCATACTTCGCCCTCCTCTTCTTCGTCCGCAAGTCGCTCAACAATCTCAGCACAGGCTTCACGCTCAATCAGGATAGCGGTCTTTGTTGTCTCAATCGCTACCGTCATAATCTCGGCTTTGGCGACAGCTAGTGCTTCATCAAACTCAGCCTGAGTAAACACCTGCATATGCCCACTGTTGGCTAGAAAGTTCTTTTGAAAGTTGCTTAATTCAGTCATGGCGTTCTCCAATCATTTTTCTCCCCTCGGTTGCCGAGCTCCCACTGAGCCTTAACCACAGCCCTGAGCTCGTGATCATCATGGTTCTTTTCCCACATTCGCAGAAAGTCATGAGCTTGATTCCGGTCTTTGATCCGCATTCGGATAACTTCACGGACGAGACACTGGAATTGAAATTCTGATGCATAGTTCAAAACTCACCTTTCGCATCAAAGACTAAAGGCATCCCATGTAAACGGTCAACAAACTGTTGGCTCTCTTTGTGGAACCACATCGGGAACCAACCCTCAAACTCACCGTTTCTCTGCTTTTCGCACATCAACAACAAATCAGGCGTATTCGGGTCTACTTCTTTCCCTGCCTGAATCTCATGCTCTTTCTTTTTGTTTCGATAGACAAGGAAAACATTATCTACCTGATCCGCTATCGCACCAGTACCTTTAATGTCTGTCTTGCTTGGCATGTTCTCTTCGTTTGAAAGTTTACGAATGTGATGCACCAGATGAATGTGAATGTTGTGATCACGAGCTAACGCACACAATTCATCAACAAAATATTTCTGATCGTTGTACGCATCTTCTGCAGGCACCGCTTTCATCAAGCTGTCGATCACAACATGAGTAACGCCTAACTCAACCGCAACGTACCGCGCCATCGCTATGATTCGCTGAGCGCTCGTCGTTCCCTGCTGATCGTACAGCCACAGCTTATCTTCGGAGAACTCAAGAAACCGATCAACAATGTCCTCGAACTCAGGACGCTTCATCGGCATCAACGGGTTCTCAAAGTTCTTGCACGAGAACTGTCGCAGCATCCTCGACAAAGTCTTAACTGGCTTCATCTCAAAGCTGGCGATACAAACCTTACGCTCCTGCCGGATCAACCCTAACGCAATCTGGCCTGTGACCAAAGACTTACCGCCACCGTTCGTGCCAGCATACAACGTGACTTCGCCGGGGCGGAACTGGAAACTCTTCTGCGAGGTAGGCCAGCAAAGGTAAGACAGATTCTCAGTCTGAGCTGGGGTCGCAAAGTCTTCAATCATGCCCTGCAGCCACTGCCAAGGCTCGTGGACTTGATGCGTGATGTCGCTGGCTTTGATGTACTTGTCTACGTCAATGTCCTTAGGGTGGACTAAGCGAATACGCCGAGCCTCATCGAGGTCTTTTGCCCGCTGTTCAATCATCGATACTTTAGACATTGGCGTACCTCAAGGCTTCAGTGATTCGTTCGTAAGCCAACCGTACACGCTGGCGGTCTGTCTCGCTGACCTTCTTTCCCTCGGAAATATCGAAAGCCACGATCTGCACAATCGTACTTTCAAAATGGATAATTCTCATCAAGTCTGTAGCGTAAAAGGCAGGCTTCAAGGGCTTCGTCGGATCGGCATAGTTGATCCGCTTTTCGTCGGGCGGGAACAGGTCGCCAACGTCCATCCCAACAGCTCCCGTGATTGCCTGAACCGAGCAACCCGCAAAGCAGTGCAGCAGGATGCGACCGTCCTCAGCCTGCCGGATGCCTAAGCTGGGGCTTTTGTCTTCGTGGGCGGGGCAGCAGGCAGTCCACGAGCCGTTACGCCCCTTAACCTTCGTTAGCCGCGATAAGAGGGTGTCAAGCATCATCCCCTCCCGCTAGTTTGCGACCCATGAAAAAGCCGGGCTTGTAAACCTCGACCGCCTTACGGTCTTCATCCCGAACCCAATCCGAGTTAAAACCTTGCCAACCCCTCGCGCAGCAAATTTGCAGGGCTTGATTAATTGTTAACTTTGCTTTTTCGGCCTGCGACCGGATGCCTTCAAGGGCAGTTTCCGTTAGGGGCGCAGACTTCGCTTTTCGTAAGGCTTGGAAGTCTTTCCAGACCTTTTCTTCAATATCATTAGGCCGAGCGACAGCGACGGCTATAGTATTGGTTATTGGTTTATGGTTAGTGGTTAGGGTTTTTTTGGGTTCTGGTTGGGTT